ATACTTTTTTATCAAACTTTATAGAAGAATATTTGGGCATAAAAAATAATGTATTTTATTTATCTTTGTTTGAAAACCAAAGTTCAATATTTAAGTCTGACTTTGTTGGTGAGTATTACGACAATGAAACTCAAGACTTAACATTTTGGTGGGAAGAAGAAAATAATCATTGGATATGAAAGACGCTTGTTATAAAAAAGTAAAAGCACAATATGATGTGTTCCCATCTGCAAGAGCTTCACAGGCTATTGCAAAATGCAGGAAAGGTTCGGGTGCTGTTCGAAAGACAGAGGCAGGAACATCTTTAAAGAGGTGGGAAAAAGAAAAGTGGACTGATACCAAATCAGGTAAGGCATGTGGTGCAGGAGGCAAGAATGAGTACTGCAGACCAAAAGTAAAAGTTTCTTCACAAACCCCTAAAACAATTTCTGAGATAAGTCCATCTAGGTTAAGTGCCAAGAAAGCAGAGAAATCAAGAGTTGGTATGGGCAGAAAAGTTTCAAAGGTATAGAGATATACTAGTAACCGAAAAGGTAAATATTAATAAAAATAAATAGTATCTTTGTAAAAATAATAACCTAAAAAAACAAAAAATTATGAGCACAATTAATGTAGACAATGTAAATCCTGAGACAGGATATCAATTATTAGTAAACACAGTTCATTTAAGAAGAATGAATGATTCAAGTGGCAGTCCTTCTAATTTAATTATAGGACTTCCATCAGTCAATGCTGCTTCAATGCCCGGAAATCAAAATACTTTTATTGGTGGTGGTAATCCGGCCTCAGCAGCTACGGGTAACACAGTAATAGGACCTTTTGCGGGAGGTTTAAATTCGGGGAATAATAATACTATAATGGGAAATGCTAGTGCATTAAATTTAACAACAGGTGCTGAAAATGTTGCTATAGGTACAAAAGCCATGGGGCAAAATACTACAGGTTTCAAAAATACTTGTATTGGAAGTTTTGCAGGAGCTAATTTTTATGGCGGGATTGGATTTGATGGTGGTATAAATACCACTCTTATTGGATTTAATGCACAGCCTGCTACAGTAAGTGCAAGTAACTCAATTACTCTTGGTGACTCAAATATTGCTGTACTTAGATGTGCAGTTACATCAATTACTTCATTGTCTGATGCTAGAGATAAAAAAGAAATAGTTGAACTTCCTGTAGGTCTTGATTTTGTAAATACTCTTAAGCCTGTATCTTTTGTATGGGATGATAGAACTGAAGATGGTAAACATGACATTAAAGACTTTGGATTTATTGCACAAGATTTAAAGAAATCTCAAGAGGATGCAAAGTTAGCAGAAACTTTAAAATTAGTTTACGAAGAAAATCCTGAGAAATTAGAGGCTAGTTATGGTAAACTTATACCAATCTTAGTTAAAGCAATACAGGAATTATCAGAAGAAGTTAAACAATTAAAAAAATAAATAACTATGAGCACAATTAATGTAGACATTGTAAATCCTGAGACGGGTACAAAAGTAACAGTAAGTGGAATAGCTATTGATTCCCCTAATACCGATTGTATTGCAGTTGGTACAGATTCTTTAACATCAATAACAACAGGACTAAGGAACATAGCCATTGGAACTGAAGCATTAAATTCAGTTACTGCGGGGAACAATAGTATTGCAATTGGATATAATGCATTAAAACTTTATAATGGATTTCCTGCTAATGTAGCAATTGGATATAATTCATTAAAAGATTTAGTTAGTAATGTTCAGAACACTGCAATTGGTTCTCAGAGTTTGGAAAAAGCAACCGGTACAGGTAATACTGCAGTTGGTTTTCAATCTTTAGTAACACAAATTGCCGGTACTAGTAATTCAGCATTGGGGAATCAATCGGGATTGGGGTTAGTTTCCGGAAATAATAATACTTTTTTGGGAAATCAAGCAGGTTATTTATCAACTTCCGGAGATAATAATATTATAATTGGTTATTTAGCAGTAGCATCTACCACAACTTCAAGTAATGAAATAACTCTTGGTAACTCAAGTAATTCAGTACTTAGATGTGCAGTTACATCAATCACATCATTGTCAGATGCTCGTGATAAAGAAGACATTGCTAAATTAACAGCAGGATTAGAATTCGTTAAAGAACTTAATCCTGTATCTTTTGTTTGGAATGACAGAAATGAAGATGGTAAACACGGTGTAAAAGACTTTGGTTTCATTGCGCAAGATTTAAAAGCTACTCAAGAGAAATATGATATGGCTGAAACATTAGGTTTAGTATATGATGAAAATCCTGAGAAATTAGAGGCTAGTTATGGTAAGTTAATTCCTATTCTAGTAAAAGCTATACAAGAGTTAACAGCTAAAGTTGAACAATTAGAAAAATAAATAAATAATAACCTAAAAAAACAAAAAATTATGAGCACAATATCAAGTGGAACAAGATTTATTGGAATATCTCCAAATGTAAATCTAACAGAAAGAAAATCAGCATTAATTAATAATGAAACTGAACCATTTACAATTGAAGACATTGCGGATACGGTTAGCGGCGGTGGTATTTACGCAAATGCATTTACTGCTGTTGGACCTATACTTGCAGACATAACATTACCTCAAGGAGGAACATTTAATTATCCATCTCCATTAAGCATAGGTTTAGGATTTACTTTAACTATTCCTTTAGGTACAACGCTACATGTAATTTAAATTTTTAAAAAAATCAAATCAAATGGGAAAGACTAAAGGAATGGGTGATGTTATTGAAAAGATAACAAAAGCAACAGGAATTAAAAAATTAGTAGATACTGTTTCAAAAGCAACAGGAAAAGATTGTGGATGTGCTAAAAGAAAAGAAGCGCTAAATAATCCTAACCTACTTGTAAATAAAATGTTTAACAATAAAAAATAAAAAAATGAAAAAAGTAGCTAAGGTAACAAAGAAGACAGCTTTTGATATTAAGGAAGCGAGTAATCAAAAATTAACGGCAAGTGCAAGAAACAACTATGCGAAAAACGCACAGGCAGCTATGAAAAATACTAAAAAAAAATAAGCTATGCCAAATTTAAAACTTCAGGTAAGTAGAGCATTAAGTGTTATACCTTCGCAAAATACAAATATTCCAATGCCTAGTGTTATTGTAACTAGTCTAGCAACAGCGACTACTGCAAATAAACTTGTAGATTTAACAAAGAATTTTTCTTCAGTTGGAGTTAATCCATTAAATGTACAAGTTGGAGATACCGTATATAATAATACACTTTCAAGCGCAGCAACTGTTACAAATGTAGATAGTGCTACGCAGTTATCTTTAAACTCAAATATAATGTTATCAACAAATACTTATACATTATATTCAGGCACAAATATCCCCGGCTCAATTGAACCATGTGTATTATATGTTGGTACAGGAGGTAACCTTAATGTTACTACTGCAGGAGGTGATGTTGTAAATTTTGTTGGAATAGCATCAGGTACTTTTTTACCTGTACAAGTAATAAGAGTAAATTCAGCTTCAGCCGCAGATATTATAGCCCTTTGGTAGATGATACAAATAGGCATAAACATAGCGGTAAAAGGGGCAGGAATATCAGGTCCACCACCTGCACCTGTTAATTCTACTCCACCTGTTATCAGTGGCACTACTACACTAGGTAGTGTACTCACTACTACAGATGGGACTTGGACTAACTCACCTATTAGCTATACCTATCAATGGAAGCGAGGAGCTACTAACATAGGAACGAATGCATCTACTTATACTTTAGTTATAGCAGATTCAACTGCAGCCATTACTTGTGTAGTGACAGCTACCAATGCATCAGGCTCTACACCTGCTACTAGTAACACAATAACAGCAGGGAATTATGCACCTGTTAATACTGTAGCACCTGTAGTGACAGGCACTCCTGCAGTAGGCAGTGTACTCACTACTACAGATGGTACATGGATAGGTAGTCATACCTTTACTTATCAATGGTATACTGTAAGTACAGCTTTACCAATAGCAGGAGCTACATCAACTACCTATACACTACAGCAGACTGATGCTGATACTGAGGTATATTGTGAAGTTACAGCTAATAATGCTGCGGGCACAGGAACAGGTAATAGCAATAGTTTCTATATCTATGATGCCGATTACTATGTAGTGTACACTACTTTATCAATTAATGTTGCTAGTTATGCTCAAAGTCAATTACAGAACAGATTAATGTTAGACATTAAAGCTGCAGGAGCTTGGGCTAAACTAGATACATTCTTTGTATTTGCTACTGATGGTGATGAGTACTATGCTGCACTAGATTGGAAAAATCCTAATCAGCTTGCTTCTAATATAGGATGTGTTTTTAATATAAATCAAGGTTTTGTAGGAGATGGTTCTAGTGCATTCTTTGATACACAATTTGACCCATATAATACGGGTATAAACTACCAACAAGACAATGCATCTAGATATTTCTTTCCTTATGCTTTTGTAGGTGCGGGGCCTATGGATGGTCTTTTAGGTGCTGAAAATAGGATGCTATTAAATAATACTATTGAACAGAGAATTAATCAGGATAATAGTGATTTATCAGGACCATTTGAATATACAAATACAGTAGAGCCTAAGTCTATACATAGAACTTCTGTAACTAATATCCGACTATATAATGGGACTGTAGCTGAGAATAGGACTGCATTTTCTGCTGTACCTTTTAGTGAGACACAAAGGATACTAACATCAGATAGTGTTTATGCAACCCATACTGTAGCGGCATATGCTATGGGAGCTAGTATGACAGCTGAGAATACAGCTTTTATAGCAGCGTGGAATACTTACATAACATCTATATAATGAAAGGTAACTATTTAGCAAGTTTATATTTTATTTCGGGTTATATAACTTCAATGTTTATGATGTTTCAAGGTCAAGAATACTACATTGTTTTTGGTGGAATAACATTATTTTTTTATTTAACATTCAGTATTACTGAAGCTTTTGAAGAACTAGACTTATGAAAACACAACTATCTTTATTAATACTATCTATACAACAAGAACTATTGACACTTATCTCTATATGCTTTGCATTCTTTTTACCAATAAGTGGTATTCTTATAATGATAGGAGTACTAATTATCATTGATACTTTTACAGGTATTTGGAAAGCTAATAAATTAAAGGATAAAATAACTAGCAGAAAGCTATCAGCTATCATTAGCAAGTTAGCACTCTATGAAGTTACTGTGATTATGTTCTTTTTGATAGACCAATTCATACTAAATGATATCATACTTACATTCTTTAGTGTACCATTTATGCTCACTAAAGTAGTGTCATTGGTATTGGCAAGTATAGAAGTGATGTCTATTAATGAGAACTACAAAGTAGTGAAAGGAATAGACCTATGGCAGTCAATGAAGTTACTATTTGCAAGAGCGAAAGACATCAAAGACGACATAAATAAAATTAAATGACAACACAACAGGCAACAAAAAAATATGGTACTGCTAATATAACAGGTGCAGGTTACTTGGTAAAAATTAAGCTGCCATATCCTATGCGTATTGCTTGGGACTTAGACAGCTCGGTAAATTCTATGATGTGTCACAAGTTAGTAGCTGATAATTTCACAGCTGTATTTAATGAGCTTCTAGCTACTTATGGATACGATAAAATTAAGGAGCTAGGAATAGACTTATTTGGTGGCTGTTTTAACTATAGGAAGATGAGGGGTGGAAATGCTTTGTCTATGCATTCATGGGGAATAGCCATTGACCTAGACCCTGCAAGAAATCTACTCAAAGAATCATCGAAAACTGCAAGATTTGCTAGACCTGAATACAAGGCAATGATAGATATATTCTACAAGCATGGGTTTATATCTTTGGGTAGAGAGAAGAACTACGATTGGATGCACTTTGAAATAAAAGAATAATGGCTAAGATAAAATTAGAAATAACAAAAAAGGTTAAACCTAAAGTTAAGCGTACAAACGTACATGCAAAAAGCAAGACTTCTAAATTGAAGTCAAGTAAAAATTACAAGAAAATTTATTCAAGACAAGGAAAATGAGAAATTTTTTAGCCGGCACAAAAACAGGAAAGTCAAAGACAGCAAAGTATTATCAAGAACATCCTGAAGCGAGAAAAAAGAAAGTGAAGTATGATATGAAGTATCATGACACTGAAGAGCGTAGGAAATACCGAAGAGACTTAGAGCGTACTAATAGAAAAAATGGTACAAGTGGAAACCACGATGGTATAGACAATGCGCATGTTTCTAAAAACAAAACAGTTCCTCAATCGCAATCTAAAAATAGAAGTGATAAATCAAATAATTTCTTTAAAAAATAAAACATGTTTAGAATATTATTATTATTATTTGTGTTGTATGGTTGCTCTGCGCAGTACCATTTAAACAAAGCAATTAAGAAAGGTTATACATGCGAACAAACAGGAGATACTATTCGTATAACGACGTTAGATTCCATCCCTGTTATCATAAATGATACAATAGTGTGGGAAAAATTCATCACTACTAAGGATACCATTATTAAATACAATACAGTCTATGTTCCTAAGACTAGACTAGAGAAAAGAATAGAGTATAAGTTAAAGGTTAAAACTATATACAAAGACAGAATAGTTGAGAAGGCTCAAGCTAAAGCAGAAGGCAAAAAAAATCAACCAAAAAAGAATTTATTTTGGATTGGAGTTTTAGTAGGAGTATTAATTTCATTGCTTTGGAAAATATTTGTTAAAAAAGTATTACATTTGTAACTAACTTAAATTAAATAAAATGAAAGACAATAATATTCAAGACATTATTTTTGCAACAGAAGAAGAATTAAAAAACATTAGAGAAATGAATTCTGATTTTTCTAAGGCAAAAATGAATCTCGGTGATTTAGAATTACAGAAGCAAAGCTTAATAAAATACATAGATAGTATTAAGGATGTGTTTTCAAAGCACGAAAAGATACTAATGGAAAAATATGGCGAAGATGCTGTAATAAACATTGAGACAGGAGAAATAACTAAAAAACAATAAAGCAAAATGGGAAAAATAAGTACATATACAGTTTTATCAACACCTACATTAAACGATAAATTAATTGGTACTGATGTAACCACAAATAATGAAACTAAAAATTTCTTAATTAGTGATTTATTAGCTTTAGGAGTTGGCGGAGTAGGTCCAACAGGACCTCAAGGTCCACAAGGAATAGCAGGAGTAACAGGCGCTCAAGGAGCAGCAAGTACAGTTGCAGGTCCTATAGGCCCACAAGGACTTCAAGGAATCGCAGGGGTTGCGGGTGCTCAAGGAGTAATAGGTGCTACAGGTATTCAAGGTTCAGTTGGCCCAATCGGTCCTGCGGGATTAAATTGGCAAGGAACTTATAATCCTGTAGGAACATATGTTCTAAATGATGCAGTTGGATATTTAGGTGCTTCTTACTATAATATTTTAGCATGTTCTTCATGTGCGGGTAATCCATCTTCAAACACAACAAATTGGGCATTGTTAGCAAATATTGGTGCAACAG